TGCCCCCCCGGTTGCGCTCGCCCCCCCGGCCAAAGGGCTGCACCTGATGCGCCTCTCGTCGGTGGCCACCTTCCCCGCCTTCGTGCAGGCCTGGGATACGGCCGCCGCTGCCAACCCCGATACCTACGCCGACTACACCAACGCCGACCTGCTGCACTACCACACGGCGCTGCTCGACTGGAGCAATAGCAACGGCAAGAAAAAGCTCGACTGGTTAGCCACGATTCGCGCCTCTATGCGCAACGATGTGGGCAAAGGCCTGCTGCGCCGCCTGGGTGCGAAGCCCAGCGCTACCGGCCAAGTAGGCGCCCGCCAAGCTGTGATTGAAGATACGCTCGCCGCCCGCCGTGCCCGGCGTGGACAAAACGCTTAGCTATGTCTACTGACCTCACTTTTTATACTGTTGCGCCCGCCCACCTACCGCCCTCTGTGCCAGCCCCGGTGCGTACCGCTGCCCTGCTGCTCAGTGCCGGCGAGCCCGTGAGCACGCTTTCGACCGATGAGTTGGGCGATATGCTCGTGAGTGCTATACCGGGCGTGGCCTTCCTGCTCGGGCACTCGCGCCAGTTCGTCAAGCAGGACGACATCGACATGATGGCCGAAGCCGTGGCCGAAATGGTGCACCGCCGTTTCGCTCGCCTCAATTGGGCCGAAATCTCGCACGCCCTGCGCCGTGGTGCATCCGGCGAGTGGCCCCGCAGTGAAGATGACGTGCTGCTCGTGAGCCTGCCCCACATCACGCACTGGCTTACCTGCTACTGCAAAGAGGCCCGCGCCGAAGCCCAGCTCGCCTTGCAGGCCGCCGCACCCGTGGCTGCGCTGCCTGCCCTGCGCATCGACTACGTGGGCTCTGTCATTAATTACGTGGAGCTGGTCAGGGCCGGCGAGCTGCCCACCGGCTTCGAGTTGGACATGGGTAATGTGCTCTACACTTGGCTAAAGAAGGTGGGAGCCTTTACTGACTTCCGCACGGCTGAGCAGTACGCCACCATGCGCCAGGAGGAAACCGACCGCCTGCTCGCCGTGAAGCTGCCCGAAAGTGGGGCCGCCCGCCGTGAGTACACCTCGTTTGTGAATGCCCTGGGTGCATTGGGCGAGCTACCCGACAGCCACCCACTTAGCCGCTCAGTCGTGAACGCCTGCAAAAAGCGCGTGCTGCGCGAGTGGCTGGAGCACCACTCTAAGGCTGGTACCGACATCGTGGATTTTCTCACTACTCGCCTTGCTGCCTAATGAGCCTCGACCTCAACGCCCTGCCCAGCGGCCCCGCTACCCCATGGCCTACGCCGGGCCAGCCATGCGCCTGCGCTGGCTGCCAACTGCCTACCTATTGCAAAGCCCCAACTCAAATCCTTCATAAGCCCATGCCCCAACCTCTCAACCCCGATACCCACTGTACTGCCTGCGGCGAGCCGCTGAGCGTCTTCGGCCACTGCTGGCAGCATGACTACCCGCCGATGGACCCGAAGCAGGATGCCGAGCCTTCGCTACAAACCGTGCAGCCTGAGAAGTCTGCTATCGGCGCGAAGTCCAGCGAATGACACATAGAAGCACCACAATGCAAAGGGTAAGTGGCGCAAATAGAGCAAGGCTCTTGCCCAGCATCTCAGTAGGAGAACCCTCCAGCTTAGCTGCTATTTGAATACCCGCAATGATGAAGGAGAAAATGGCGATGAACAGACCAAATATCTCGATGATTTTGCCATAAAACCCCTCAAGACCGGCTCGTAATTCATCTTGTTTCTTAATCAATTCCGCAGAATCTATTTGTGCCTTTTCGAGCTGCCTTTTCAGAAGCTCTGCCTTCAAAGAAAGCCTCCTGATGTCTTTGCCTTGCAGCCCGAAAAGCTTTATCATGCTATCAGTGAGGCTATCATCCACTCCAGAATCAGAAAATTCTTCCGACTCTGATTCTGCGCTTAGCTCTGAATTTTCCACAAATTTTCTACTGAATGATAATGCTTCTAAATGTACATCTATCCCATTAAATCCCTATTCTAATAATGCCTCTACGCACCGCCTCCCGGGTCGATGCTAACCAAGCCTCCATCGTGCGCACTCTGCGCGCCGTGGGGGCTTCGGTGCTGCACACGCATCAGCTTAAGAACTGCTTTGATATTCTCGTTGGCTACAGAGGGCGAACCTTCCTGATGGAGATAAAAGACCCAGCCCAACCACCCAGCGGCCGCCAGCTCACCGCAGGTGAGGCCAAGTTCAAAGCCGAGTGGCGCGGCTCCGAGTACCACATCATCCACACATCCGATGAAGCCATCCGCATCATCACCGCCACGCTCTGAAACTCCGAGAAACTTCCCTATTTCTGCAATCCACTATGACTGATAACCAATTGACTCACAAACCTTATCCCGAACTCGATTACCTGCTCATGACACCAGCTTTATCCATCCAAACCCCTGCTCAGAAACGCCAAACCAAACGCGCCCAGAACCTAGCGGCCCGTAATGAGAAGATTCGGGAGGCCTTTGCGGAGCGCTACACGCGGCAACCCCGGCCCCGCAAGTACACTCGTGAGTACATCATTGCCCAGATAGCTTGCGAGTACTTCTTGGCCATGGACACAGTGGAAGATATCCTCTACGCTAAGTAACCACGTATAAGAATTCGGCCAATGGTTGGCATCAACACTTTTACTATCTTATCCTTAGCTTTTTATTATGATACCGTCACAAGCTCAATCTACTCACATTCCCGAACGAGAATTTATCGTCGGCGAAGGCAAGGTCATACTCAGACTGTTTACAAATAGAGGGGGTGGCCATGCTCCTATATTACGAATCGTAACGGTTTTTCCAGATGATACCGAATGCAGCCCTTTTGGAAATGTGCAGGCAATAACTATGCATTTAATCGACGATGCTCAGGGACAGGATATTGTTTCTAGTTATACTCAAGAGGCAGCAAATAAAATTTATGCCGAGCGACTAGAGCAGTGTACGAACCCAGAGAATCGCGCTAAAGCCGAACAATACTAAAATGGCTTGAACACGAAAAAGCCCCGCTGGCGAGTGCTAGCGGGGCTTTTTGATTAATTAGTATTCTTGAAAACAATGACCACTCCACAGGTGTAACTCTCAAATCCCTCGTTGATAGAATCGTAATTGCTTGCGGTAATAGGAGTGACTGTCACCACTTCAAAGCCAGCAGTATTTTGACTCTCTATCTCTTTGTTTATTTTTTCCTCAAGCATGCCCAAGGTGGTGTAGGGCATGCTGTTAAAGTCTTCACTGATTGCGACTACTCGGTTCATATTGGGAAATTACTTAAGATGAACACCGAAGGTAGCACAAGCCTATATAGTTGGCAGCACATACCCATCCGGCTCAGGCACCACTGCCGGCCGCTTGCCCAGCCCCACGCCCAGCACTACGCTGCTCACCAGCTCCACAGCCTGCGCCCCGTCGTTATCGGTTAGCTCAGTCATGTAGCCCATGGCCAGACACCACGCCTCAGGGTGCTGCGGCCGGTCGCGGCGGTAGCTGCTGCGCGTGAGTGGCCCGTAACCATCGCCCAGGTGATGTTGCAACGCGTGGTGTACGTCCTGCACCACCTTCAACCGGTCAAGCATCAGCCCGCGCCCCGCTACGCCCTCGTAGCTTTCCTCGCTCACCTCCACGGCCACAGTGAAGCGCAGCAGCGCCGGCCCCGTCTGGATGCCAGCACCTAAGTCCTTCCACGCCACGCTTTCGAGGTCGATGTATACAGCGGGGTACTGTATCGGCTCTTGGTTCTCATAGTCGAGTTGGGCCATATCCAAATCAATGGTGCCCAAGGCGGGCACGGTGGCGCGCAGGTGGTCGCAGAGCTGCGGAAATAGCTTGTGGAGCATTAGCTGATAATTTTACGCACGCCCTCATCCAAGTAGGCGCGCACGTTGTCGTTTAGTGGCTTGCTGGCGCCCATGAACTGCCGCTGCGGCATGGTGGTGCTTAGGCTGCGGCTGTGGGCCTTCACGTCAGAGGTGCCGATGTGGGTGCGCACGTACTTGGCCCTGCGTGCCGATGGGGCCGATACTTCGTCGGTCTCGTAGCGCCTCCTCCGGTGGGCTCGCACGCTGGCCGTGGCCTTGATGGTGCCGCCTTCATTGTGAATCTGCGCATAGGGCACATCGGTGCCCACGGTCACGCTGTCGCCATCGGTGCCCGTGACGCGAATGCTGCGCCGTAACCGGCCCGACTTCACCAGCAGTGAGCGGCCCTTCTTGTCGGCCTTCTTGCGCTTGGGCCAGGCCTGCGTGACGCCGGCCCCGTCGACAAAGGCCTGCCGCCGAAACGAGCCCACGAACTCGCGCACGGCGAGCTGGCCCAGCACGCGGGGCGCCCCGCGCAGGAAGCGGTCAATTTTGGCCGCATCGCGGCTCAACTGGTCCAAGGGGCTACTCGCCATCGCGCAGGGCTAAAAAGTACGGGTGGCCTTCCGGGAAGATGATGCCCGAGGTGCCCACGTTGCCCGCGAACAGCTTATCAGGCGCAGGCAGCGCCCCCAGTACCTGCTTGGGAGTAGCCGCGGCGCCCACGGCCGCCACGGTAGCCAGGCAGCGGCACAGCCAGCCGTTGGGTGGGTAGTGCGTTTGCCACCACGCGTCATCGGCGGGGCGGGTGATACCATCCCAGGCGGCATGCTCAGCGCGCACGCGCTCATCACCCACGGTCTGGTATTCGAGCATATCCGTTGGCTCGAACTCCTGCCAGCGGGCCGCCATCTGGGCACTGGCCACGGCATGCTCGTACTCAGCGGCCAGCCAGCGCACGTTATAGTCTTGGTGTAGGGCCAGTACCTCGGCTTCAAAGGCGGGCCAGCTCTTGATATTGCCGACCTCATCCAACAGGGCCGCGCTCATCGCCTCGGTGGCGCTGGCAGTCTTGGCCTGCGCGAAGACCTGCACGTTTTTGCGCAGGAATTCGGCCTGCGCGGGGTCGTGCTGCTCATAGCCCAGCGTCACGGCTCCTTGCAGGTGCTCGTCGTAGTGGCGCGTTAGCTCCAGGTCAAGGGGTAGGGGCTTGCGGCGCCTGGGCGGGGCCTCGAATACTTGGCGGGCCAGCCTGGTAAACAAGTCGAGCAGGCCAGCCGCTTGCGCGGTGGCTACGTGGTGCTGAGGGCCGGCGTGGTGATGCGTGCAGGCGCGGGCGTACAGGGCCGTTACGTCCGCGC